TCGGGGACTCCCTTCGCATCGTCGTTCCCGAGGTGGTGACAGCCGTTGAGAAGCGATATAGAATCAAGTGATGACCACGAACGCACAAGCACAAGCCGCAACCCCGCCTGTCGCGCCCTCTACGCACCCCCAGGTCTTCAAGCACGACCACATCCTGCGCGACGAGAACCGGATCCCGCTCGGCCGGGTGGTCCTTTTGGACGACAAGGATTACGAACCCGGCAAGCCCATCAAGGTCGCGTTACTGACGGTTCCCGTGGCGAAGATGAAGAGCGTCCTGGGGTGGGTCTTCTACGTGGACGGCATGCCGTACAAGGTCCAGGACGACATCCACCCCATCCGAGTGCGCGAGACTGGCGGCAAACACATGGTCAACAACTTCACGCTCGTGCCGGTGGGCTGATGGAAGGCAACTCGACCCAGTTCCTGGAGCGCATCTCGAACCGCATCGACGGCGTTGTGTCCGGCGTCTCCATGACCCGGGACGATGAAGCGGAGTACCTGAAGGTCCCCGCGCCGAACGCGGTCGAGTGGGTGACCGGCATCGACTACTGGAACGTCCCCTCGACCTTCGAGCACGCCCGGCAGTACCAGATCATCAGGGACGCCTTCAACCTGCGCTGCCCGATCTGCAACTCGATGCGTCCCGAGGATGTGGACGCCTGGGGGAAGGGGCGCATCTACCTGGAGTCCGAGGCCCTGCTCGTCTGGTCGGAGACCGACCAAGACTTTGTGTGCCCGAAGTGCAAGACCACCCAGCGCGAGTTCTTCATCGACCGGATCCTGAACCCCTACAACGAAATGATCGTCATCGCCGGGATGCGCTCGGGCAAGAGCTTCCTCGGCGCGCACATCGGGGGGTACTTCGAGCACTTCCTCATCACCCGTGGCGTGCGCGGTCGCGGCTATCTCCAGCGCATGCTGAAGCAGGAGAAGTCCGAGTGGTTCGAGGTCACGTTCGCGGCCTCGACGGCGGAGCAGGCGCAGCAGACGATCTACGCCAAGTACCGCGAGATGCGGCACAACAGCCCGTGGATCAACCGCTACATGACCTGGGTCCAGCAGAAGGAGCGCGAGCAGATCGGCCAGAAGGACAAGTGGGCGTATCGGGTCAACGACGACGCCATCCTCGACGGCTACCTGATGGTCCGCTTCAACCGCACGGCTTCCGATTCCGCCGGTATCGCCGGTAAGACGCGCATCATGGCGAGCATCGACGAATGGGCCCGTCTCGTGAACACCGAGGGCACACGCTCCGCGCAGGAGCTTTACCGCGTGCTGAACCAGAGCTTGAAGACCGTCCGTGCCGCGCAGGAGATGAACGGCCTGCCCGCTTTTCTGGGCATGATGATCAACGTCACCTCTCCCATCGCCATGGACGACCCCGCGATGGTGACGCACGCGCAGGCCACGAGCGGAGTGGCGCGAAAGATCTACGCCTGGAAGGGCGCGACCTGGGAGTTCAACCCCCAGATGCCCCGGCACCTGTTCGACGAGGAGTTCGCCAAGGACCCTGTCGGCGCGGCCCGCGACTTCGGCGCGTCTCCGCCGAACGCGGAGATGCCTTTCGTGGACGACCCTCTGCGGTTCTGGTCGAGCATCGACTGGAAGAGAAATCCCATCGCCACCTTCGAGGACACCCTTCTTTCGGACGCGACGGGCAAGCAGTATGTCGGCCTGGAGTTGAAGGAGGCGGCGCTCGATCACGTCAACGCGCATTACATCTTCGGTGACGCGGGCTTGAATTTCGACTCGTTCGCCCTCGTGTGCGCGCACCCGCAGTGGGTATCCTCGAAGGACCTGGAGGACCCCGATAGCGAGGGGCGCGGCTTGTTGCTTCCGCTCTCGGGAGGCCGGGGCCGCGTCGAGCCTTTCGATCCGCTCGATGTCGTGTACGCCGAGGACATGGGGACGTTCATGGGCGGCGACTTCGCGATGGGCGGCGACGGGGCGATGATCATCGACGCGCAGGAGCAGCGCCGCCGCGCCGTCCAGGCGTGGCAGACCACTCCGGCCATGGCTGCCCCCTACGACCACAAGGGCGAGATGCTCTGCACGGTCATCGACTTCGCCGTTCGCATCGTCCCCACCCAGGGGCGGGACATCTGGTTCAACAGCATCGTCTCCATCATCGAGCAACTTCGGAAGCGCATCCGTATCGCAGGGATCGGCTTCGACCATTGGTCGTCCATCGCGACCATCCAGCAGATCCGCTCGATGGGCATCCTCTCCCAGCCGGTCGCCCTGAAGGCGGAGCACTTCATGGGCTTCCTCAGCATGGCCTACAACAGCCGCGTCAGCCTCCTGCCCCCGAAGCCCGAGGACATGGTCGGTCTTTCGGACAAGGGCAACCTCATCATCGGTGTGCCGCAGGAGCAGATGGAGGGGCGTTCGGTGGCTCTGGTGGAGATGCTGAAGCTCTCCCGCTCTCCGGACTTGCGAAAGTTCTTCAACCCGAACAAGGGCAAGGTCAGGGGGCGGGACTCGGACGACCTCGCGCGGTGCTACATCGGGGTCCACTTCCTGATCCAGAACAGCATCGTGGACGAGACGGACACGAAGAAGAAGCGGGCTCGCAGGAAGCGCCAGCTTGCCACGGACACGCCTCTCGTCGGGACGGTTGCTCGCGGCCGGAGTTGGTGATGCCGAAGAGGAAGAAATCCGAGGAGAAGATTCAGTTCGATCCCTCGGTCCAGGTTAAGAATCTACAAGCCCCTCCGTGCTACAATCAGAAGGCCCCCTTCTGTCGGAAGGAGCTTTGCGACTCGTGGTACGAGACTTGCGCGGAGGAAAAGACCGATGATCACTTTGGACGAAGCGGTAGAGAGTGCGAAGCTGTCGGCGGGGCATGAGCGCGTCCTGCGCCAGCAGCACTACGAGGACCTCCTGGCCCAGCTTTCCGAGGCGGAACGCTACCCGTTCACCATGGCGCTCGTGGAACTCGACATCGGGACGAGGACGGGTATCGTGCGTGTCTTGAGGCGTTCGGGGATGAGCCAGCGAGCGGCCATGGAGGCATTTCTGCACGCTGACCCCTCGCTTCGTTTGGAGAACCGCATCGTCCGCGCGGCCATGCGCCGGGACGCGGGCTGGTGGGACACGCTGAAGGAGAAGATCAAGGAGTTCACCGGCTGGGACGATTCCCAGGCGGAGCAGTACATCGAGGACGAGTACCAGGAGCCAGAACCCCCGCAAGGGGAGGACTTTGGCAAGGCTCCGGGGGACATCCCTCAGACCGACCTGGACGTTCAGCGCGACCTGGAGGAGCAAGAGGACAGGGAGCAGCTTGCCCAGCCTCCTGCTCCCGCGCTCGCGCCTGCTACGGAGCTTCCTCCTGAGCCAGACGAGTACCCGCGCTTCGAGGAGTTCGCACCCCCCGAGGAGCACGCGATGCCGGTCATGCACGCGGTCGAGTCCTCGAATCTGGAGGCTGTCGGATATGATGAGGAGGAGGGACTTCTCTATATTTCTTTCAAGCCGAAACGGCAAACGCCTCGGACCATGTACCGCTACTTCAACGTCACTCCCGAGGAATTCAGCAGCCTGCTGAATGTGGAGTCGAAGGGCAAGTGGTTTGCCCAGAACATCAGAAATACGAAGCCCTACGACAAGATCGACATCGGGTCGCTGTCCGAGTGAGCCTGCTTTAAGATTGACAAAGGATCTTGGGCTATACTCTGAGAGCTAGGAGGAGTGCATCATGACAACTCTGTGGCCCTATCCGAGTTCGTACCCGGTTTCGTTCGATCTCTTCACGCCCGTCCTCTTCGACAACGTGGACGAGGTCATCGCGAATCATCCCAACAGCCTCGCGTCGGCCATCGCGGCCCTCCAGGCGAAGCTGGGTCTGGTCAACGAGCCCGTCCACGAGGTCGGCGGGGTCGAGTTCTACGCGGCGGGGCAGCCTGCCAATCCGGGCGCTCCTGGGAATCCGACGCTCTGGGCCAACAGCTTCTTCTCCCCGTACCACGTCTTCTTCACCGACGAGGCGGGGACCGACCATGACCTGTCGCTCGGCGGCGGAGGTGGGGGGCCGATCTTCACGGGCGCGGAAGAATACTGGATCGACGAGACGAACGGTGACGACCCCATTCTTCCGGATCCGACACGGGGTTCCCTCAACTTCCCGTTCAAGACGCTGGCTTACGCGGCAGCCCATGTCCCCGTTCCGGCTCTTCCTGCTGATTTTCAGCGGCCTGTGATCTTCCATGTGACTTCTGGAGTGTATGCGACTCCCGCCACGCTTCTTTCGAGACGTTGGGCCTACGTCATCGAATGCACGTCGGGTACGCGCCTCACGGGAGCGGTCACATGGCAGCAGGATACGGACGTGTGGAATGCGATGGGCACGAGCCTGTCCGACTACCCGCCCACTCTGATCATCGATGGCGGTGGTGCGAGCTTCATGGGAGACCTCGTGGCACAGCGCATCTTCCCCATCGGGGCCACGACTCCTGCTGTGACCAAGAACCTTGTTGTGCAGAACATGTACTTGCAGGGCACGGTCGAGAACCGGGCGAGCGGTAACTTCAACTACCCGACCGGGACCATGCTGGCCGCGTTCGAGAACTGCTTCTCGTTCGGAGGAGGGTCCGCGTGGCTGTCGTCCAGCAGCGAGGCGTTCAACACGCCCAACTGGAGGCGCAACACCATCATTCTCGGGACGCAGAGTTGCTCGATGCTGGCGGACATGGGCGGAGACATCCAGATCGGGGCCTGCTTCGATTCGGCGTTCGGGCGCGTCGGTGTCGCGCCGCTTCCCGGATTCCCGATGGACCAGATCATCGAGAACGCTTCTTTTGGTACGCACGGATTCGTGAACTGCAAGTTTGCGAACAGCCTGTATCTCGGGTCGTGCACCTCTGCTCTGGCCTACGTGACGCCGCGAGCACGCTACGTCCATTTCGATGCGTCGAGCTACGTGCGGGCCAGAACGTCGGGCCTGAACTATCTTGGCTTCCAGGCCCCCCTTGCGGGCAGCCCTCTCGGCTACCTGCTGACGGATCGAGCGGCGGGCATCGGCATCGACTCGACGGGCTTCAGCGGGAACCTGAGCGCGTCCGACTGGGATCTTGAAAAGGCTCTGGCGACCATCGACGCGATGTCCGGTGGTGGTGGCGGAGCCGATGACGGGCCGCTTGGGGACTCGGCGATCTACCTGGACGCAGTGAGGGGGAACGACGGTACGGCAAACGGTTCCTACGCGAAGCCGTGGAAGTCCATCGCTGGCGCGTTCGGATCGGTTCTCGCACCCGCGAGCTTGGGCGAGTTCCAGAGCACGGTGCGGTTCTGCTTCATGCCAGGGGTCTACACCGTGACAGGGGCACTTCCTCTCCCGCGCAGGCGTGTCATCGAGATCACGGGCATCGGCTACCGCATTTCTCCTACAGCGGTTTCGATCCCAGCGACCGATTACATCGATTGGGTGAACGAGGATGCGGACCTGTTCGGGACGGCTCAGTGGGCCAACAACGTGAGGAGCGTTTCGTTCGGAACGCTCATGCCGACGCGCAGCTTCACCGAAGTCAAGATGAACCTGATGCCGGTGGTGAATGTCGCCATCAAGCGGAGCCGCAACGCGACCGATCCCTCGAACGCAAAGCCTGGGGCCGAGGACCACCTTGAGTTCCACGAGTTGATGTGGTCGGGGCATGTCTGGAATTACGAGACAGGATCTCTTGGCGTAAACACCGATGCGATGCTCGGCAGGCTGAACGTGACCTTCGACCGGGCGCGGACCTGCGGTGTGACGTACTCGCCGCCGACCAACGGAGTGATCGCGGGCTCGTATTCCTGGTGGACGATGGTGCCTCCCCCGCCCTTCCCGCCCGTGGTGAACTACGTGGACGAGAGCGTCGTGGTCACGATGCTAGATTCGCATCTCCAGAACGTAGACCTCATGGGCATGGTGCGAATCTATGAGATGGATCGGTCGATTTTCAGCGGGCGTTCGATGTTCAGCCAGGACTATCAGGGAAATCCCTACGATGGCATGATCGGGCCGAATAATGCCAACGTGTGCATGGACAGTTCGTTCAAGCTGGGTTCTGGAGACTGGGGTGCAACCGCTACCGCAGCGAGTCGTTTCAAGTTCAATCCGTGGCACGCCGATGCGGTAACGGCGAATGCGTCTAGTCTTGATACGGTTCTGCCGTTGAATGTAGGGACGCTCATTGGCGGTGAGCGTCCGAATTCGTGGTTTGCCCGTGCCGAGAAGCTGCAACACCACGGAGGATTCCCTGCCGATTCCGTGGTCATCGCGGAGCAGCGCGAGTCCGGCTTTGCAGGGTTCTTCCAGATGGAGGGCATACAGGACGCTTATGCTGCTGCGAAGCTGCTGACTCCGGGAGGAGCGCCGCTCTCCACGACGAACCGCGCCGTAGTTCTCGTGCCCCCAGGACAGTACCTCTGGACGACACCGTTCGTGTTGGATGCGGAGTTCGTGGACGTGATAGCGATGCACCCTGTCGATTGGCGGTGGACCGAAACGGTGCCTACGGTTCTATTTCATGACAGTGGCTTGGTTGCGTCCCTTTTGCGGCAGGAAGCACAGGACGTTCGCTTGAAGGGAATCTTTGTGCGGCAGGCGGGGTCCAACGCGGCGTTCACCGTTGCGGCGATCAATGGCGCGAGCATTTACGAGTCGATGAAGTTCGATTCGATGGGGGCGGCGGTGACGGTGAGCGGCGTGGCGCAGTTGTGGGGCTCGTGGAAGAACTGCTACACGAAGCGTCCGCTGTTCACCGAATGCGCGTTCAACGGCTTCGCCGAGAGGTGTGTCGGCGGGGACTACAGCTACGGGAGCGGGCTGCTGGTTGGTGGATGCGCGGGAACGATGGTGGACTGCTTCAGTGGTGACAAGAGCTTCGGTTACAACGCCGCCACGAGCGTGACGTGTTCTGCTAACTTGATACGGTGCCATGCAGGCGAATACTCCTTTGGATCGTGTGAGGCATCGGTTGGGCTTTTTCTTGATGGCACGTTCGCTGGAACTGCGGAGGACTGTTGGTCGAAGGATTACAGCTTCGGCTACTCGGAAAATGGGAACGCGACGTTCACGGGCGTTGCGACCCGTTGCAACGCAGGCCAGAAGTGCTTCGGGGCTTCGGACGGGACGGCGAAGACCGCTCTTTGTGATGTGGGTGCCGTCTTTACGGATTGTGTTGCAGGAGACAACTCGTTCGGTGTTGACAAGAATGGGGCGACTTCACAGTTCTCATCCACGGCACTTCGTTGCGTGGCTGGTACGGACAGCTTCGCCGCAGGTGGCGGTATGCAACTGTTCCTCGGAACGGCCACGGAATGCACGAGTCCTGGCGACAGTTTCGGCGGTGCGACAGCGTGTTCGGGAACCCTGCGGCGGTGCATCAACCTGAACCGCTCGGGAGCGTTCTGCGCGGCAAACGGCAGCAAGTTCTACGATAGCGTTTTCAGCGTGGTTAACGGATCGGTGATGAACATCATTGCGGACACTCCGGTCTTCTACGGAAACACGCTCGTAGCTCTTGATGGTGCGAGTGACGCGATCACGGCGGGCTTTCCGCAGAACATCAAGGCTGCACAGAATCGCATGAACACGAACATTGCGGTCCTCGTGACCAACCAGATAGTGGGCGGGTTCAACGTCGTGGACGCGAACGTGGAGGTGTGACATGGTTTCGCCGTTTAAGGCACCAGGAGCTAACCCGTCCGTCGAGTACGCGATTGGGGACGTGGGCATCACGTACAGCGACGACGGGCGCACGTTCATCACGAGTGGCGGGGACCGGACGAGCCTCGTCACGTTCACGCTCCCGACAGGGCTGGTGAGTGGGTTCCGAGTTCGGATCGGGACCAACAGCAAGGGTCGCCCTGCCAGGATCGATACAGGGTCGCACCACACCTTGATCGCATTCCCGCGCCGGTCGAGCGTGACCGCAACCGATGGAGCCGCGCCCGTCGTGTCCTACGACCCGAACGCATTTCTGGATCTCGTGTGGGACGGAGGCGAAGATCGCTGGCGCGTTGCAGGCGGGTCAGGTCTGTGGATTTCGCCCTTCGATAGCAACTTCTACGACCTGACAGACGTGCCAGCCACGTTCCGTGCCGACTTCGGGCAGCCCTCACAGGCAACGACGCGATGGACGCCCGTGCCCTCGTTCGATACGCTACCTGACGGCGGTGCTGCGATCTCCGTGCCGTCCACGCAAGAGATGTACGACCTGTTGCAGCCGGGGGTGCCGATTCGGTGGATGTACTCGGTTGCCGGTGTCGGAGGTGGATGGAACTACGGGGTCGTGGAGACGTTTGCGCCAACAGGGTACACACCCGACAAGGCCACGGTGACGTTCTCCGGGGTCGCAATGAATTCCACGCCTACGGTTCTTGAGGTAGGGCCGCGTGAGGCGTTGCGGCGGATCACGGTGACGATTCCGGGGACGTTCGATGCTGCCCCAAGCGATTATCTTCTCAGCGGGCAAAAGCAATTTTTGAAGTGGGCGGAAGGGCCAGCGTACCTCGTCCGTGTTTCGGCAACGTGTTATCAGGGAGACACCGACACCGGGAATCTGCCGAACGTCAACGTGCGGAAGTTCGACATGGATGCAGACGCTTGGTACTACGTCTTGTCTTCTGGCATCCAGGTGAACACGTTTTCATTCAGCGATCCCTGGAGCAAGAGTTGGGTTTCCGCCGATCCGTCGCACTATCTCATCACGCAGGATACGCCGCTGGAGATTACGACCACGCAGGGTGGGAACGGGGACGCTTCTGACCTGACGGTCGAGATGCTGTTCGTGCAGGACAGGCCCATCGCGTTCTGGGAGCCGGATCAGATGGGGGGCAAACCGGCGATCAACCTCGTGATCTCGGGGGTTGGAGGCTTTCCTGACGGAGTGTGGGCCGTTACTCCGAACAGCTACAGTTCTTCCTACGGATCTTGGTATCCGAGCGGGACGCTCGGCACCAAAGAGATCATGTACGAGCGGTGGAGCTTCAACTCCTACATGTATCTGTGGCTTGGCGCGTCTCGTCATCGCACAAAGCCACCGGGCACAGCGCCAACGTGGACGCACTATTCTACGATCAACGGCATGAGCTTGGCGTTCTATTACTCAAGCACACATAGGGTGATCTATAAGTACACGACTGTTGGACGCGGGAGCATCATGAATGGCTTGATGGGCTCTGCGGTTCTGAGCTTCCCCGGCAGGGACGTGACGTTTACGTGGTGGAAGGTGGGCAGTCGGTGGAACTCGGCGTTCGCATGAGGAGGCACGGATGATCGTTGTGAGCGGGTGCCCGCGCAGCGGTACGAGTCTGATGATGAGGATTCTGGGGGTCGCGCTCGGAGAGAACGCGATCCTCGGTGAGAAGTTCCCGCAGGAGAAGAGGCAGGAGGCACGGAGGAAGCGCCTGCCCCGCGAGACAGATGCCCAGCACGCCTACCGGATGTACGCGCTCGCGCTGGAGCCAGGGCGCGACATCGAGGGAAGCAAGGACATGAACCCGGATGGGTTCTGGGAGTGTCTGTTCACGACTCCGGGGGTGTTCTACCATCCCGAGATGGAGCCGCTGCTCGACGAGCTTCTTGCGACAGGCGAGGAGCGAGTGTGCAAGATCGTGTCGCAGGGATTGGCGCACAGCGATCCGCGCTACGTGGACAAGGTGGTCCTGATGGCGCGGCACCCGCGAGAGGTGGCCAAGAGCCAGGAGCGCCTGCGGCGCGAGTTGAAGTTCAAGTTCCCGGATGGTGAGGTGCGCGACCTGTACGAAGGGCTCGCGGTCCACAGCCCCGAGATGTTCATCGGGGTGTCGCTGGCGGTCCTGCATTGGCTGGCGGCTCATCCGAAGATCCCGGTTCTCGTGGTGCGGCACGATGAGCTTCTTTCCGACCCCGTGGCAACAGTGGATCGCGTGGCCGAGTTCATCGGAAGGGGCGGGGCTTGGAAGCTGGCGGCAGGTGAGGTGAAGCCCTCCCTGCATCGGTCGTACCCCGAGGACAAACCGTCCCGACTGTGGGACGACGCGGAGCGGGTGTACGAGATCCTGTTGAAGCTCGACTACGCGGCAGCAAAGGAATTCGTCAAGGACGCGGAGCGCGAGGTCCACAAGGAGCAGCGGCGCTGGATGTGCGTGAGGGCAGAGCAGGTTGCGGTTGCCGCCTTGTGCCGTTCCTGCCGCACGACCGCGCTGCGAAACCAGATGAGGGACCATGCGGAGAAGACCGGGGTGCCTTGGCGCGAGCGCCCGTGCGCTTACGAGGTGGCCTACGGTCCCGCGCCGCTGATCTCGATTGAGCAGAGCATCGCGCAGAACACTTGGACGGAGGCGTTCGATGGCCAAGAAGACGAAAGAAAAGTCGGCTGAACCCAAGGCGGGCACGATTGTCCCGGTGAAGAAACTGGGCCGGGTCGTCGAGATGCTGGACGACTTGCCAGGGAAACAGGCGGAGATCGTGGCGAAGCACGGGCAGCAGGCTTACGATGACGCGGTAGCGGGCAAGTTCGGCCCGATCAAGCTGGGCTTTTTGCTGAACATGGGCGTCCTGTTGCAGAGTCCGAAGAAGCTCCCCGAGAGGCGAGCCGCGCGAAGAGCGAAGATCGAGGAGACACGCAAGGGTGTGGAAGCCGCCAAGGCTGCCAAGGAGAAGGCGGGCAAGAAATGAGGACGATGTTGCGGGTCGTCTTGGTCGTTGTCCTGGCCGTGAGCGCGGCTGGATGCGAGGCGTCCGCGCTGCGGTACGCCAAGAAGAAAAACCCAGGATGCGACGTGACGGTGTTGGCGGAGACCAAGGACTCGGTGCGCGTGGCCGTGAAGTGCCCGACAGGCGACCCGTTCGAGCGGGTCTACCGGGAGCAGTGATGACGAAATCTTCCAGGGCCTCTGTGGTCGTGACCACGCTGCTGCTGATGGCGTTCGTGGCGGCAATGGTGTGGATGTTTGGGCGATGACGGAGGCTGAGACGGATCTGGTATATTGTAGGTGACGAACCGGAGGATAGGCATGGTCAAGGACAAGAGCAGAGGAGCGATTAAGACGCAGCAGAAGGAGGTGGCCTTGAGTCGCCTCCATAGCGCCGAGGCTGCCCTGGTTGGCTCCAGGATACGGGAAGCCGAGTTGAGGCTCATGCAGGCCCAGCAGGGGCTCCAGGAGGCTCATGTAGTGGCTTCTCAGACTTGCAAGGCCATTTTGAGAGAGATGAAGCTGTCCACGGACAACCTCATCGACATCGATGCCCTCGTGGTTCGTCCTCCACAAGGACAGGAATACGTGGTGGAGCAAGATGGCTAATCGAAATCGTCAGGATCCGCCTTCGGGTGGTGGAGAGAGAAGGGTCGATCTCAAGGAGACCTTCATCCCCACGAGGAACTCCGCGCGCTTCCAGCCGCGCATCATCTCCGCCGATCCGTCCTACGCTCGGCGGGAGCTTGCGGCGAGCGTTCTCCCCAAGGACATGACGCTGGCTCCAGGGGCTCGGCGCAGCGCCGCCGGTTTCTTCGGAAGCACTCCGATGGGCATGATGCCCAACGGGGGCGGTGGTGGCGGTTCCGCCATGTACCACATGCGGCG